ATTTTTACTTGTGGATCAATTCCCTTTTTATTTTTATACCGCGGGAAACGGTTGCAGGCCCCCACGACCTCGAAGTAATCTTCTTTAAGATACTTCTGGTGATCCTCTGAGAGGTATCCGGAACCATAAAATTTCTTGATTCCGTTTGGCAGAGCATATCGCTCTGGGTACCGGGCCCAAAAAGGGCTGTCCGGCATCATTAACGTTTGAGGTGTTGGGGGCGCAACTGAAAATCCAGTCCAGAATGAATGGATTGTGCGTTGCTTTTCTGGTGTTCAATCATCGTGGCATTAACTGGCTCAAAACGGCCAAAATCGACTCCATTTCCGTGAGTCCAAAAGCCTACGATGTGACCTTCATGGTCTAATACAGGCGAAGTACAGTCACCAGCTCGAGTTTTGGCATTACACCATCCGAGTGGGCTGGCAAAACCAACAATTGAGTCGGGGGAGGCATTCAAGCCATTTCCATATCCGAAAACAGTTACAATTGAAGCGTCTTCCATAACACGGAGCGCTGAACTTCTAAAAGGGCTTGCAAAGCCGTTAACAGGGAATGTTGCGAGTTGATCTCCAACAACATACATATCTGAACCTTTAAAATTAATTGTGTGCTTATTATTTACTGCACGATAATTTATCGATAGGTCTTCAGAGAGTGAGTGTAAAACAACCCACATTTTATTCCCAATGTGTGTTCCGGTGCACAAGTAGATGGTTTTTCCATCATCTAAAACTTGATAAAATTTATAAACACCAGTTGACAAGTCATCTGTATTGAACGATTGTGGTTTACAAGGTTTGGAATAGGCTACTTTAGCTTCACCAATCCATTTACGCAGTGCAATGCTACTCACCCTTACAGGGAGTTTAGAGCGTCGAATTTTATTGCGAAGGGTTGATTCACCAACTTTACGAACAGGTGGAATCGTTAACCCTTGTCCTCGCATTCTTCTGCGAAAGGCTGAAGGCTCTTCAGTGGCATACGAATATCGATCTTCATAATCCATTTCTCTATGAAATGTTGTAATTGCTTGATCGTCATCTTCACTTGACTCAGAGTCTAAATGCATTTCTGGCTCCTTAGGAGTTCCAGATTGCACAACTTCAAAGCGCTTTGCTGCATTCTTCTTTGCCTTTTTGCCAGCTCTCCTATTTGGGGCGGCACCACGTCCAGTTTTATTTTTACCTTTGTTATTTTGAGTACCAGCGGTCAACTCTACATCTTCTTCTTCATCTGTTTCTTTGAGCTTTCGTTGAACATAAGTAACGAAAAAGCCAACAGTGATTAAAAGCCCCATAATTTTAACAAGGGGCTTGAACATAGTTGTCCACAATGATTCCAACACTGCAATGTACGCAATGTCTACACCAAAATAATTTTTCACAAAGGTGCGCAAGTTAAATAAGAAAATATCTTTCTGATCAACATCACATGGTAATTTACCAGGGACTGTTGACAGGGGAACAGATTGTGATACAACTTGCTCCGCTCTTACTGCTGCGTCTAATTGGCGCTTCTTATCTTCCGCTGTGGGGAAGTAAGTTACACGCATATCCTCAGGGAGAGTTGACACTTCATGCCAAACAGCTTTCCCCCAATCCTTCATATAATTAGAAAAATTGTCGAGAGCACTTACCTTCTCGATTGGCAAACAAATACTTTCAGCTTCAACCGGTGAAACAAATTGTTCCGGGAGCTCGAAATGAAGTTCCACTGGCACTTTCTGTGCGAGTTCCACTTCAATATACTCTTTGTTCTTTGGATACTTTAAAACCTCTTTTTCTTCTTCAGAATCGGTTTCTCCTTCACTAATTTCAGAAAGCTTTACTTGAGCGGCTTTTGCCTTCTCTTCTGGGGTCTTACCCTGTGCTTTCAATTTTAAATCGAAATCTGGAGGATTCACATCTTCATCTTCTTCTGAAGAACTACTACTAGTGTCTTGTGCATGATTCCAAACGTTATGGAGTTTACCATACTCAATTTGTTCAGCATAACTTAAAGGTGCATTTTGTTCATACTTTTCCTTTAATGCTTTTTCTATACGCTTCTTACGCGCGACTTCATCTACAATAGTAGTTTCAGTACCAAGTGCATTGACAATATCGTCGGCGTTGCTATCTGCAACTTCAACTTGGACTGGAGGTTTAATCAAACCTGCTTTCTCCATGGCTACAAACAATGTTGTTGGTGATTTGAATATAATCCCATCATACATTATGGTTCCAGGGTGACTTGCATAATATGACCGAAACAAACAACTAAATCCATCAACTGGTACAATAGTATATGCTTTACGGCGCAGGTCTGTCACGATAACTTTTCCTGGATGTTCAAGTGCTGTATCTATACGAGTACAAGCACTTTGCCTTTCATCGACTTTCCTTGCAAAAACTTCATTTTGCTCTTGTAAATCGTCCAAGGCCTTTGTAACAACATCTTCCTCATCCATAACCTTCATTGTCTTCCAACAATCCTGGTCATAACTTGGTAAGTCATCGAAAGAAGCTTCATCATTCCACCATTTCTGGATAAAGGTACACAACCA